CCGTCCCGCCGAAGGGTGGGATGCGTCTTGCTGCGGAAGGGCAGGGTGGTTGTTTCGCCCACGAATGTCGAGGGCAAGACGCATCCGACCCAGAAGAAGTTCGCCGGAGCTGCCGGAGAGCCGTTCAGGGTATCGTTGCATGCGGAGATCCATGCACTGATACGGTCGCGGACCGATTGCGATACGCTTGTGGTGTGCCGTGTCGGCAAAAACGGCAACTTGCTGATGTCCAAGCCCTGTGCGGCTTGTCAACTGGCCATAGCGCAGTCGAGCGTGAGGAGAGTCGTCTATTCCGATAGCGCTGGGCGCTGGCGCGAGCTTCAGAACTCTCCCCCTGAGACGAAGTCGAGCAGCTCCCAGTAGCCAGTGGTATAGTTGTACGCGAGGATGTCCCCGGGCTGGGGCGATCGGGTGAAGTTCACATCGGACAAGTTGCGAAGCTTGCGGGTCGCCTCCAGTTCGATGATGTACTGGCGAAGCTCACTGGCCGACTGCTTGTACGGAGTGGAGTCGGGGAACACCCCGAAGCTGGAGTGGGTAAGCCCGTACAGACCACTAACGTTGTACGCGCAAGCTCCGCTCCCGGAGTCGGGCACGATCGTCAGCAAGCCGGCTCCCCCGGGCTGAGCGGGGTTGAACGGGTCATAGCCGTAGTTCTGGTTCTGGGACATGGTGGGTGTTAGAAGGTGTCGGTCTCCTGGAGGCCGCCGTCGTAGGTTGTAATGTCGCCGTCGGTATTCTCAACGGTCAGGATGTCGCCTTCAGCGGGAGTCGCTGCGTCCTGAGTGTCGGCGAACGAGGCGAGGTCGCGAGACGTCTCCAGTTCGTCGAAGAGTTTATTAACCTGCAGGGTGCTATCGCCGATCAGAGTTACATTCTTGCGGTCGAGTGAGCCGCTGGGCAGGCGATCGGTCACGCTATTGATACTAACTGCGCCTTTTCTACGGTATGGATTCCAGCGGTTGTTAGTCCCCCATCTCATCTCCCACCGCGCCAAAGATGTATCGGTAAACGCCCTATCTCTCTGTACATTTGACATAGTCATAGCGCAAGGGCTTGACCAGTAACGATAAGCTTCTTGCCACTTGAATCCGGATCCGGGGGATGATTTAGCCGCCCATATATCTAACTGCTTCAAGGCCGCTTCTGCAGCGTTTACTACCTGTTCTCTGGGGCGAAGAGTATCGAGATACCATCTAGCTAATGTTGCTTGAGTCCTACGGTACGACCCAGCAATTAATAGTTTACCCTGCGGCGGAGCGGTCTCAATATAGTTATTTATCAGTACCGCACTATCATTGAGAGCAACTTGAATCCTCTGATAGTTGATCGTATTCGCTGTCGGATCCTCGATGCGCGACAGTTCAAGCGCCTCGTTAAAACCAAATACCTCAATGAAGTAGTCGACGGTAGCCGGCTCGCAGTTGTTGGCGACGCCGTAGGCGTCGGGAGGCGGAGTGTAGGGCATCGGCTTTTCTTCTAAAGGGCTTTCAACGGGGGCGCATAAATCAAAACTGTAGACAAAAAAAAAAAAAAAAAGCCCCCGTGTTACCGGGGGCTTAAACTCACGCAACTGGTCAGTCTTCAGTGGAACCAACCACATTCTGCATAACGAAACCAGCGCCACATAGGCCGGTTTCTCCCATGCCAACCAGCTCAAAAGAGCGTTCGACCAGAATGTCGCCTTCAAAAACACGACGGTCTACATTGAAACGCTCAGGAGTAGAGATAGGATAACCGGAAAGCATATAGGTATATGCGTATGCGGGTGTCCCGTAGTTAGCATCTAGTGCAGGAGTGAAGCCATCAGTAGCACCGGATGGATGGTAGAAAAGAATAGCTACGTTATTGTAGATATTCTCAAGAACACCAGTCTCCTGATTAAGCTTCAGACGACGTGCAACACGAATCTCGTCGAGACCAAAAATCTCCGCGAGGGTCTTCTCATTAACGAGAACACCGCGCTGCATAAAGTCACGAATACGCTTATTACGCTTGAGAGCGTTAAACGCATCAGGACTAAGCACGAGTTTATTCGGATAAGTACCGATTTGGCTACGTACTTGTTCTTTAGCCTCGTCCATAAGCACTTCAACGTCGGAAGTCGGGTTATTGAACTGATCAGCACCACTATTGTAAGTGGAAAGATCGAGAACGTTACCGGACTCGTATTGAGTGGTATCTTGGACTTTGGTGGCTACTTGTACCTCCCAGCTCTGCATTAGGCGGTTCGCTGCATCCTTAGATGCGTATGCGCGAAGATCGATAGCAGCAGCTCCATTTTTAGCCTCTGCAGCTACTTCCTCGGCAATTTGCCAGCTAATGGCCTCTTGACGAAGCGAGAAGCTCCGAGTTCCGAACTCGTTTTGGATCTTCTGGATATTGGATCCAGGAGCACGGAGGAAGGTCTGTGCGGCAAATGCCTCCTTGCCAAACACAAGTGTACGGCCAGCGCGAACCGACATACTAACTGCTGGCGCAAAGAAAGTAGCAACGCCGTCAGAGTTTTTGTAGCCTTGTGCGATTTGCGTGAGGATCGGATCGATCACCAAAAATTGTTTCACAGGGTCTTTTAATTCACCCTGCTCTCCAACTTTCGTGTGAACAACGATTGTTGTTTATTCAGTTGTCGATGTTCACGGACCGTGAGGTCCTAGAGTTTCGGACTATATCATCCGGACCATGCTCCGGTCGGGCGCTCGTGGACAGGTTATTGTTGGGACTCACTGTCTAGTCTCTGAACGTTCCGGAGGAACTTAAGCCCACCTCCGGCTTCGCTGCGGATTGGCATACTGTTCTGCGTAGCAGAACAGGTTAGCTTTCCCGCAATTCACCCGATTTTTTGTTTTACATCAAGGCGCGAGTCGATCCACGCACTTGATCTAGATTCATCATGGTAGTTTAATCTCCATATCTATGATGATGTTCAGGCGCCAGTTTCGTTACCGAGCTTCACCCGGATATACTGACCTGCGCCAGCGTCAGCGATAACATCCAGGGCACGACCTAGGACAGTACCGCCATCTTCAGCAGCAGCCTTACCTTCAGCGGTAGCCTCTACGGCATCATCCACTTCAAAGGTGGCTTCCGAGTCCACTTCGACAATCACGATGCCAGAAGTTACGACAGACAGCAGACCTTGGTAGGGGAATACGCCAGGCTTACGAGGGGTGGTAGAGGGGTTGCTCTGACCGTCATAGATGGGATTAGAACCATCTTCGACGCTATAGCCCTTATCGGTCAGTTCGCCTTGACCATAGAGCTTGTAAACGCTAACACCAGCGGCGTAACCGCCAGCGCTAGGATATGCGCCGCTTCGCTTCACAAAGCGGCATCTTTCAACACCATTGGCGAGAGCGTCTTCGTCGGTGACGGTGACAGTCTCGACATACTGGTGATCAAAAGACATGTAGCGAGGATCTTTCGCCATGTATTTAAATCTCCTGTAGAGTAGAGTGATCGTAAACAGTAAGCTTATGTAACCGGAACAGATAGTCTCAGCTATCTGCGAGGGGGCTTGCGCCCCCCCTTGTTACACGTTCAGCTAAAGAGCCTTCAACTATTCCGCTTCGGAAATGACAAGCTTCAGAGCGGACATATAGTCCGTACCGTTCTTCTCGGAGTACTCCACGGCTTTGGCGTGGATGTCCGCATTGCGCTCGTCGAATACGTACCCGTCGGCATTGGGCTTGACGGCTTTCCGGCGAGGCGGAGCAGAGGCAAGGGTGGCCACTTCACTGAAGCTGACCATCGCTGGGAGGTTCTCCAGCACGGATTTCATGAAGTCGAACTGCGAGGACTTGCCGCTTTCGCTGAAGTTCACAGTGTTCTTAGAGTTGAGCGTCTCCATGAACCGGGACAGGTCGGCGATGGGAACAACTTGCTCGGTCAGTTTGCCGGCGTTATACAGCCCTTCACAGAAGTCGGTGATTTCTTTCTGGCGCATCAGGCGACGTTGCGCAGCCAGTTCTTCCTCAAGCTGGGCAACTTTCTCGGCGAGGGGGTCAGGCTGCTCAGAGAACTCAGCAACGGATTCGTCTTCGGCTTCGGAGTAACCCATGTAGCCTTCGCCCATCTCCTGCGAGCCGGAGTTAGCAAGCTGGTACAGGGCCATGATCAGTTGCTCTTCCGTATATTTCGAGGCGAGGTCGGAAGCGACTTCCTCATCATCTGAGCCGGACATGTCGTCGACTTCGAG